CCGCGCGCCGACCCTACTCCGTAGACTGATTGCTTGATCTCGAGGACGCGACGCCCAGCTCCATCCGGAATACTCGCTGTCGAAGGTGCGTCCCGACTGACGCTCTCGGTAGACCGCCTCGTCGATCATTTGGCGGGGAGCGCCATTTTCCGTGTGGCCAGACTTGTTCTTCAGATTTTTTAGGCGCTTGCGCATGACGTACCGCTCTTTCTTTGTTGAGCCCGACCGGTCAGGGCTTGAAAATCACTCGTGCGCGCTCGGATCTCCGAGCAGTCGAATCAGTATCGCGTCCGTAATCAGAGACGCGACGCTCGCCGCGGCCCCCACGATCATGGCGTCGAGAGCACGTCCGTGCCCAGTCGAGACGATCCCGCTCGCGCCCGCCATCGCCCCCACCCAAAAACCGGTGCACTGCGCGCACTGAAACAGCGCAGGCCACAGCCGCCGGATCGGACCGAGGATGGAGCCGCGCACGACGATGAGCGTCGTGCCGACGAGGGAGAGAAGGAGCAGAAGGGTCATGTTTTCAGAGGAGCGGGACGGCGTAGTCGAAGAAGATCACATTTCCGGCTATGAGCCCGGAAATATCTTGCTGCCAGGCATCCACGACGACCGTAGCCGGGACGTCAGTGACGTTTTTGACCAAAAGCCAAGTGGCAGCGAACGCGCCTGTTACTGCGGCAATGATCCCTTGCACGTGCACAGTGATGGCGGCTTCTACGAGATGCGGCGGTCCTACGATATCTTCTATCAACGGCATGCGCGTAACATCGACGTTTGAAGACGTGATGCCGGGTGGAAACGGAAGCAACAAATCGCCGGTGCCGGCGCTGACGCCTGCGCCGTTTGGGTTGAACACGCCCTGCACATACAGAACATTGCCGACCTTCCAGAACGATGCGCTCGCCGTGCCAGTGTCCCCCAGGCTTGCGTCGTTGTTCGGTGTCTGGAACGTCGGCGTGAAGCGCTCCATGCTCGTGAAGCCGGGACTGCGTACGGGGTACGCTTCGGTCTTGTGGCCTTTTCGACCCATGAGGAACATGGAGCGCTTCCTTTACTTCTTGCGTTCGGACAGCAACTCGAGAAGACGATCGGCCGCTTCGGGGCGGATCTTGATCGTGCCGACGGAGCCGCGCTCCGTATCGTCGTCACTGAGTTCAACGGAGCCGTCGTCGAACATCTTGATTTCGACACATCTCTTGAAGCCGCAACACATTGTTTCCTGAAAAATCACGTTGGGCATGAGCGTCTCCTATCACCCAGTGGCGAATGACACCTCTTGAATGGAGAGCGCTGAATCTTCTCCGAGCAAGTCGAGACCGTCTCCGGTCACGATGATTTCGACGTAGTACGTCGTTCCGACCGTGAGCAGGATCAACTCAGCCATGAAAGGGATCGTAATCGTGTCCCCATCAGCGAGCGGTCCGACTTGCAAGTCGAAAGGAACCCCTTGAGCCACACCGTTCAACGCCACCTGAACTGTCGCTACGGCGACAGGAGATCCAGATCCGTTTATGAACGTGACGACTCCGGACACCAGTAAGATGCCGGTGGCGCGAGGGGTGATCGGAACGTCGACCGTTCCGCTGGTCACGTCGAAGATGAAACCTCCCGTTGTTGTGGCGTCGATAGGAGCGCTCAGATTGAACGTGGTGACACCGGCTGCAAAAGCCGGAACGCTCGCGACTGTGAGACTTACTGGCGCGAGAGGAGCCGGGGTCAGAGGGACCACGACTATCACGTCTGTATTAGTGAACGAGTCTCTGACGTCGCCGACGATAGACACCGTGATACCGCCAGCATCGACGGTGAACTTGATCGGCGATTCCACCGCGTTCCACGGGATCTGGATGCCGCCGCCAGAGATCTCGGTAGTGTTCTTCGGACCCGACGCGAAGTTTCGCGCGAGCGAGGACAACGCCGCGGCGCGCGCGTTCTCCGGATACGAGTAGACCCGTTTCGACCCCGTACGTCCAACGAACTCAGTCATGTGCGTTCTCCGTGCGCTTCTTTGAGCGCGTCGAACTGTTCTTTGGTCATCGGCACGAGTTTGTGCCGCACGAGCCACTCGAGACGATCGAAACCTTGTGGCCCCATCGCGACGTGCCGAGCGACGGTCTTGTCCCAGTCGGAGTAGACGAGCGCTTGCAGCTTCTCGTCCCACTCCGGAGAAGCGTATGCGGCGAGACAGGCGTGATTACGCTTCAGAGTCAACCTGTCGATGATAACACGAGCCATGGATCACTTCCTCTTCTTGCGTTTGTGCGCCGACTTCTTCTTGTGCGCCGGCTTCCGCTTGCGTCCGCCGCCGCTCGCTCTGCGGTGCCCGCCCTTCTTGCCGCCGGACATCGCCATCGCAGCGACTCCGACGAGGGCCGCCACGCCGACCGCTCCCGCGACGATCGCACCGGTGGAGAGCTTCTTCGGCGCCTCGGGGGGCGTGATGGCGCTTCCGCCGCCTGCGGCCTGGGCTGCCGTGTTCGCGGCTTGCGCAGCTTGAGCCGCTGTCGCCGCCGCGGCCTCAGCCGCAGGTTTATCAGCCGGAGCAGCCGCAGCCGCAGCAGCCGCAGCAGTGTTTGCTGCTGCCGCCGCCGCCGTCGCCGCTTGCGTGGCCTGCGCCGCGGTCGGAGCGCTATCCGCTGCCTGCGCAGCGGCCTGGGCAGTCTGCGCCGCGGTTTGTGCCACTTTCGAGGCAGGCGCGGGGGCTCCCGTCCATTCCGTTTGCGACGGCGCGTTCACGCCGTCGTAGGCGCCCGCTCGCCACGGGTACACTTTGACGTTCGCCATCGGGATCCCCGCGGACGCGAGCACCGATTGGAGCTTGCTCATCGTGCCGGTCCCGGGGTACCCGTCAGCCTTCAGCCCCACCGAGCGCTGAAACGCCGAGTACAGAGGCTGATCGGCGGCCTTGTAGCCGTGAACCGAGAGCGCCGTGTTCATCGCCGTCGCTGCTGCGATCTGCGCGCTGGATCCGCCGCTAGAAGCGGGCGCGGGCGCAGGTTGCACGGCGGCGGATGGCATCTGAGTCGGAGCCGGCGTTGGTGCCGGCATCGCTGCCGCACCACATCCCGGCGGAACCGTCGCGCCCCCGAGCGTCTCCGAAAGCGCCGACGCGACGACGGGCTCGTATTTGCCGGTTCCGATGGGCACGGGACGACTCGGGTTCGCCGAGTTCCACGCCGACTTGAAATTGTGGACGGCCGTGTTCACGGCAGTTCCGACGCGTCCGACGCTCACGCAGTAGTTCGAGTCGGCGCTGAGAGCCGCCGCTGCTGCTGTTGCCGCTGCGGTGAGCCCCGAGGGGGGAGCCGTCGGAGTCGCCGAAGCCGTCGGAGCGGCTGCGGGGGCCGATCCGCCGCCGGATCCGTACCATTCGGCGGACGTGGGCGCGTTCACGCCGTTGTATCCGCCGGCTGCGTGCCACGGATAGATCTTGACGTTGGGCATCGGAATGCCGGCGCTCGAGAGCACCGATTGGAGCTTGCTCATCGTGCCGGCGCCAGGGAATCCGTCAGGTGACGACGATCCCATGGAGCGTTGAAACGCCTTGTAGAGCCCCTGATCGGCCTGTTTGTAGCCGTGCGCGTTGAGCGCATTGGCCATCGCTGTTGCGGCGGCGATCTGATCACCGGTCGCGCCGAGGAAATCCCCGAGCGTACCGACGGCGCCGCTCGGAAGCCGCACGGCCTCGTTGTGCTTCAACCCGCGCCACGTCGTCACGTTGCCGACGCGATGGGTGGGCTTGTGCGGGTTCGCGGCGATGAGGGCCGACATGGGCACGCTGAACCGACGCGCGATCATGCTCGGAGACTCGTTCAGCCTAGCCTTGTAGATCGTCATCACTTTCTCCTTCGAGACTTGCGGCCACTCTTGCGTGTGGCGGCGTAAACGACTCCGCCGAGAACGGTTGCGGCTCCAGCCGCGATGCCGACCATTGCTCCGGTGGAGAGCTTCTTATCCGGCGCTGCTGTTTGCAGCCCGGGATACGGCGTCGGAAAATCGGTTGGGTTGATAGCGACCACCCGGATCAACGTGTTGAGCGTCTCCTGGTCGAACGTCCCGTCAGTGCGGAGCTTCGTCTGCGATCCGTCCGAGTTCGTCATGCCGATCCCGGCTTGGTTGAACCAAGACTGAAAGCAGAACGCGGCGCTGTGGATGGCTGGAGCCCACTGTGGACACGTCGTACCCGTCGATTTGACGATGATGTCGTTCAGTTTTGCGAGCGTATTTCCGACCCACGTCTGTTGCGGGACGGTTAGCGATCCCCAGATGTCAGGATCACCCGCCGCCGCGAGCGCGAACGCTCGAGTGCGCCGCCCGCCGAACGAAACCTGTTCTCCGAGCAGTCCTTTGGTTCGAGCAAACATGGGGACGTATCCTTTGCAATCGACGCAGGGCGCTTCCGCTGGCGTCGGGAGGGTTTGAGCGTAACGGCAATCCGCTTCGCGAATGCCGGGATCGGTCGGCCCTTGCACGGGCCAGTCGTTGACGAAGTCGGGGTAGCCGGAGGCTTGCGCGGGAGTGATCATTTGAGGAGCTCCTACACCGATCTGTTTCGGCGCCTCAGATCCGGCACCGACAGCAGCGCCTGTAATCCCGCCAATGATCATTCCAAGTCCACACGGGAATGCATCGTTGTTGGGCCTCAAAACCTTCTGTATGCCTCCGTCGATCAGCGATCCCACCGCGCCGCCGACTCCTGCGCCAATCCCTGCACTGAGGCGGCTCATGAGAACGCTCCTACCGGGTACCATCCGCTGGTGCCGATTTGCTTGGGTGCGGGTTCGGTTCCGAAAGCACTGTCGGCCGCGGCGGCTGCGATGGCGCCTCCCACTCCGGCTGCCATGATGCCTGCCACCGTTGGATGTTTCTTGAACGTCTTCGCACCGACTGTTCCAGCCGCTGCGGCGCCGAGCGCACTTGCGATCTGAACTTTCGTGATGTCGCTCTTGATCGCATCGACTTCCGACTGATCCATGCTTCCGAACCAGTTCGCGTCCTCGAATAGATGGGCGATGCCTGCTCCCCAAACAGCGCCCGCAGTGGCGCCTGCGACGGCACCAATTGTTGGGTGCTTAATGAGGCTTCCGAGTCCGGCTCCGAGCAATCCAAACCACAGAGCTCCCATGCCGCTAAGTCCGGCAGCCTGTGCAGGCTCTTTTTTCATGGCCACGGTCACGGTACGTCTTCTCCCACGTTCTGGTCGAACACCAGACTTCCGGCGATGGTGCCGTACTGCGCGTAGTTGTTGTAGACGACGAGGAACTGATCCTCCTCGGAGAGCGCTCCGAGCGCCGCACAGTCGGTGAGGGTTGGGTTCAGCGCCGGATCGTTCTGTCGAACGCTCGCGAAGAGTGCGACGTCGCACGGCGTCGGGATCGGGATGTCGAGCGCGTACTCGCTTCGAGAGTCGCGCCACGGGTACCGGAGCTCGTGGATGTTGCCGAGGCTCGCGCCGAGCATCTTCCCCCATGGTCGGCCACCATTCGGAGCCGTGTACGCCGTGGGCGTCAACGCCGTACCGGTGATCGTCTGGTAGAGGAGCGCGGGCGAAAGCGCGTCCTGGTAGATGAGACCGTCGGCGTTCTGCGGGTTGCGCGTATCGCGTTGCCCCTTGTTGATCACGCAAACGTGCCACGAGATATTGCCATCCGGCGGGTGCCAGAACGGGCTCTTGATCTCTCGATGGAACGTGACGGTACTGCCCGTCGGAGGGCCGACGACTCTGGAATCGAGAGGAGGATCGGTGGCTGCCGGGATCCGCGCGACGAGATCTGCGTACTGCCGGATCCCGACGAGGCGCACGCCGTGACGGGATGAACTCTGCTCGGGGGCGCTGAAGCTTTGGCGTGCGAGCAGGAACAAGTATCTGGGAGAGCCGGCAAGTGATCCGCTCGGAGTAGTCGGCACCACGAGGCCCGTGTAGGCGTTCGTGTTGTACGGGTCGCTCCCGATGAACTGGAACTCGGGGTTCGGACCGTTCGTGACGATTTCGTCGCGACCTGCACAGAGCGACGAACGTAGCCCCTCAAACACCCCGTCGGGGGTGTCTCGGAGGCGGATCACGTTGTCGAGACGAGCGGTCATTGGATTGCGGGAGCGAAGAGGTTGATGCGCATGAAGCGCGAAGTTTTCGCCTCTCGGGCACGACGGCGACCATCTTTGATTTTTTGCACGCGCTCCGCGCGAGCTTCGGGCGACATGATCGCCCAACCTTTTTTGGCGTGTTCGCTATACTCTTTGGAACTCTTCACGCCTCCATTTTGACCGTACCTGCTCCGACGAGTGCTCCAAGATTTTAGAGCAGACTCGCTGAGCTTCTCTGGAGAGACAGCTTGTTTTCTTCTCTGTTGGGCGGACCGCTCTTCAGCGGTTAACCTTCCCCACCAAGAACGTGATCGCTCGCCGCGCTGGCGCCTGAGATCAGCATACTCTTCTTCGGACAGAGATTCCCACCAGGCGCGTAGACCTTCGATGCGCGGAACCGCGGCTATTTTTCGCGCTTCTTTGGTCATTTTTTGGTGTTGAGCGCGCGCTGCTTCTCTGATCAGTTTCTTGGTATCGTCATGAAGATGTCCTTTGGCGCCGCCACCGGACTTCAGATTGTAGCCATTCGGAACCCGACAATTCATTTGCTCAATCCAGAGTGTTTCGTATAAATCTGCTTCCTCTTGAGTTGAGACTATTTCGAGTACCTGATGATCAAACGCATCAGCACCGTACTTGCGAATGGCGTTCGTTATTGCTTGAGAGCGACGGTTGCCTGATTTCGCGAGGGCGACGTGGTCTCCCCAACGTTTCTCCATCGAATACACCGTCTGACCGACGTAACGCTTTCCGTTTACGCGGTTGGTGTGGCAGTAGATGGTGAAACGACAAGTCATGTGGTCAGATCAGGGGTTCAACAGGATCGCGAGATCCGGCGATTCGATGCCGAGCTTGCGCAGGCGTGCGCGCGCCTCGCTGTCGCTAAGCGACTCGACCGTCTTGTCGAGCAACTGCCAACCGAGGAAGGTAAGCGTGACGAGATAAGGGACGCTCACTGGCGTCTGATTGAGGATCGCAGCCACCTTCACGTTGCTTTGTTTGCTGAGATACCATCCGTTCGGCCACGTCACCGCGAGCACGTCAGCAAGATTGCCGAGCTCCACGAAGCTGCCTCCGGTGACCCCATATTTCGGGCCTGAAAACACATCCATCAACACGCTGACGCCGGTTTGCCCGCTCTGCTTGAGTTGATTTGTGTACGTCGACTGAAGCGGAGAGCCCGCGAAGCTGTTCTGCTGCGACAAGCTGTACGAGACGCGCTCGATGATCGTGTCTGATACCAGGTTGTTGTCGAACGTTCCGACGACAGGCGGCGCATTCACAGTGCTCGACGAAAATTGAAGGGGTATGTCCACGACGAACGGCACTCGCGGAACACCGACCACGAGGCCATAAGCCAGCTTCGGAGCGTAGAGCGCGAGGTCGCGGATAGATTCGGCGCGGGGGTTCATCGGGATGATCTCCTCAGAATTCGATCAGATCACTTGAGAGGGTAGCCCAAAAACGCTGCGGGCGGATGCGGGGAGTCCCACGTCCGCCCGCACAGCGTCTTTTTTCGGCGGACTTCGTTCAGATCAGGCGGCCTTCTTGCCGATGATCGAAGGCATGTCGCTTTCGCAGAACGCCTTCCAGCCCCCGGGCATTTCCCAGCCCTTGAGCTTGATGCCGATCTTCAGGACGCCGCCCTTGAAGACCTCTCGGCAGACGTTGACCGACTGCGCGACGAGCACCGGCGTCGCGTCGAGCGTCTGTTCGGCCATGACGTTGACGTTGGTGGTCACGGCAACGATGGGCTGACCGACGACCGTCGCGCCAGTCTGCGATCCCGTCGTCGAGCACGAGTAGTTCTCGTCCGGCGAGATGTTCGTTCCGAGCGGCTCGTTGTTGATCGTGACCGCCTCGAGCATGAGCGCCTGGTGAACGGCGTCCTGCACGATGAACTGCATGCCGATGGGGATCCCGCGCTCGAGGAAGCACGGGCTCTCGATCTGCCGGTACATCTGGCCACGGCAGCCGTAGCCCTGGAACCGGAGACCGCCCCACGTGACCGGCGCGAGATCGAAGTCGCGCGTCGGGTGGAACACGCCGATGTTGACGCCGCCGCCTCCGTTGACCGATCCCACTCGCCGGAACGAAACCGGGAGGAAGATCGTCGCCGAGCCCTTCGAGCGGTACGTCGCGTTCACCGCGGCGACGAACTCGATGACGGCCACCTCGGAGGTTCCCGCCGCTTCCGCGTCCGCGAAGGCGCCGAAGTACGAGACGTCCGCCGCGAGCTCGTTGATGATGAGCTCACGCTGCGAGGCCCGCCACTGGAACTGGTAGGCGTTGATGAAGTTCCAGCCCGCGCGCCACACGGGGCCGCCGAACTCGAACACCGCGGGGGACGGAGCCGTATCGCTGGCGGGAGTGGTCCCAGCGAATGCGCCGCCGAGCGCGCCGTTGAACACGTCGTTCGCCGTGAACACGTCCGGCGAAGGCGGAGGAACCGCCGTCGTCGCGGGCGCTGCGAAGGAGTTGCCGATCGTCGAGAACTGCATCGGCTCGCAGAACACGTGCACGCCGACGCCCATCGTGAGGATGTCCGTCTGGAGGATGCCGTTGATGAGGAACGTCGAGTCGATGCTCGCCACGCCGGGGACGCTGGAGCTGCCCGACATGAGGTTCACCGTGTCGCCGAGCGTCGAGAGCGCTTCCTCGGCCGTAAGCGGGAGCGGGATCGTCCACACGACCTCTTCGATCACAGGGACGTTGCCGAAGCTGCACTTGAGGCACTTCCCGGCAGCGCCGAGCGCGCCGACTTTCCCGTCGGGGCCCTGGAGGCCGATCCGGTTCGCCTCTTCGGGGCTAATACCGAGACCGAACGGGACCTTTTGCACGCGACCCTTGTCCTTCTCGAACCGGTACTTGGGCTGCGCGACGATGCTTCTTCCTGAAATCTTTGCCATTTGAATACTCTCCTGAGCCCTCGCCGTTTCCTGACCGCCGCGAGGGTTTGTCTGACACCTCAACCTCGGGGCTCCTTGCGGTCCTACCGAGGCGAGGCTCTCGAGAGACGAAGAGTTAGTTCGTCGCGTCCTCTTCTGGAGTGCCGAGGAAGCTCGCGAATCCGATCGTCGGATCACCGACACCGCATTGGTCGCACTCCGCTCCGTGGTCCTGAGGACCGGGACCGGGAGTCGACATTCCGGTCGGCTCCCAAGCGCTCACGCCGGCTCTGTCGCGAAGAGCCTGCGAAGCGGTCGGGTACGGGCTGTCGCCGTGCACGCCGGTGCGAAGCGCTTGCTCCGCCGTCGGGTACGGGCTGTCACCCGAGACACCGGCGCGAAGAGCCTGATCCGCCGTCGGATACGGGCTGTCGCCGCTGAGCGCGAACGGACCGACGTCCTGCGCGCCCGAGAGCGCGCCCGGCGCGGGTTGCGACGAGGCCTTGTTGATGTGCGCCGCGGTTTCAGCCGGATACAACCGAGCGATATACGACTTCTGAAGCGCCGGAGCCGACGTGTCCTTACCGATGAGCATCGGCATGAGCACATTGCTCCAGATCGTCTTCAGGAAGTTCACGCCCGCGCCGACCGCCATGCCTTCGAGTGCGCTACGCGCGTACCCGTCGGTGAGCATCGCTCCGCCTGCCGGAGCCGCGATCAGCACACCGCCAGCCACGAGTCGTTTCCAGTCCGGCATCGAGGCGACGTTGAGGGTGTTCGCGAGCGTTCCGGTGCCCGACGAAGTGAACTTGTCCTTCGGCGGCGCGTCCGTCGACGACGGGTTGTACGTGGCAAGGAATCGATCGATCCCGTCCGCGAGGAGGAACCCGACTCCTGCCGAAGCCGTCGCGAGCACCATCTCGCCGACGCCCATGCCGCCACCGCGGCGAGAGGCGTGGGCGTAGTGACGACGACGCCGACGACGCGGAGCCTCCATCACAGTCTCGCGCGCTCGGCGGTGACGTCGACGCCTGCGCGGCGCCTCCATCACAGTGGACTCGCGCGCCTTGCGCCGACGACGGCGACGAACCGGAGAAGCGCTCTTGCGAGCCTTCCGACGACGATGACCCTTGCGAGCCGCCTTCGCGTGCCCCTCACGATCGCCCTTCCACGCCTCGCGCGTGACACGATGCCGACGACGGCGACGAGGCGCCATCACCATGCTGCTCGCGCGACGACGTCGCGACCGCTTCGCTTCCACGCGCACCGTGCGCCGACGACGACGCCGAGTCGTGGCAGCCGCCTTCTTCGCGCGCCGATGTCGACGACGCTTCGGAGCCGCGACCGCATGCACGCGCCGACGACGACGGTGCGAGGTCTTCTTCTTGGCGGTCCGGCGCTTGCGACGAGACGACTTGACGGTGGAAGTACGTGCCATTCTGGTTTTCTCCTGAACTTCTTCTCTGGCGACTACGGCACGAATGCCGCGACCGAACGGAATGGTTCTCTTGACCTTGAACCCCTTGGGATCGTGCTGACGAATGCGGATGTACTGGTCGGTGACGTCCACCTTCGATGACTTGAAGCCGTGAGACTTCGCCCACGCCTTGGCTTTGCTCGGAGTCCACATGCTGCGATCGAAGAGCAGCGACTGCGGGACCATCGACGGTCGGGGCGCGGACACTCTACGGAGCGGATTGCGAGCAGGCGATCTACGCCGCGCTTCGCTGAGGTCCGCCAATCGATCATCGTAAAGGGCCACACGAGGTAGATCAAAGAATCGCAATCAGAGATCTGACCGTCAAGCAATACACAAAGTTGCCAACTGACGAGTTCGTGACGATAGTGATCCGCGAACTGTGCGATCCGATCCGAGATCGAATTGAAAACGTAACCGTAACGGCTAGTTACGAGACACGTCGGTGCACGAGAACTGCGATCAAATCGCGCGTCGTACGATGTTCACACAGACGCGCGTCAGTAAGACGTCAGTTGTACTCGCGTATTACTAGCGGATACCCGGGTAGAGCAAATCGAGCATCGTCGATGTCGTCGGAGCGCCCGATAGCGTTCCCGGAGCGCCGCTCATCCCGACGAAGTCACCGGCGCCGTTCGCTTTCGCTTTCTCGCCTGGCTCTACCCAGAACTCGCGCAAGCGTGGAGCGACTTTTCCGACGGGATGTTTCGTCGTTCCGTCCATGTAGATCCAGTTTCCGTCCTCGTCCTCGAACGCCATGTAGACGTGCGTCGGAACATCGCCTGGTTCGCGATAGCTCGCGCCGACGATCATCGCGTTGATCCCGATCGACATCATCGCGGCGGCTAGACCGATCGAGTGATCGTCACAGTCACCACCGATGAAACAGAGCCCGCCTTCGTCCAAGCAAAGCGTTTGCTCGGGAGTCGCCATGAACTCGCCCATCACAGGATCGGCGACGTACGGAACCTTCTTCCGGAAGGCCTCGAGGATGGCGTGCCCCTTCTGCTTCCGTGTCCCTGCGGAAACTTTCGCCGCATCGAGAACCCGCGTGACCCACGCGCGAAGACGCGGACTCATCCGTGCTTTCCATGAGCGCTCGGCAACTTCGTTCAGAGAGAGCTTCGCGCCTTTGCCGCCAGGTGGATGCGGTCTCGCATCGGTCTTCACGTCAGCGACAGGTTTGTCGATCACGAAAATTTCCTTTCAACGCAGCTCATCGTAATCCCACGCGGATGTTTTTACTTGGACGCACCAGCGCCCTTCTTCACACACACAGCCCGAGCGTTCGTCCCTTGTCTTCTGAGCTTTTTGGCCTCATTCGTAGCGTTGATCTTCGTTTTTTCGTAGCTCATGATCATCCAGCCGCGATTTCTGGTAGCCGTCCTCACAGCTTCCTCCAAGGTGTGACGGTGTAACGCGGGACCACGCGGACGAATCATCGTCTCCTTCTCATTCTTCTGGGAGGTTCCGGCTCCTCTTCGATGAATAGTTCTTCTTCTGCAATACGCATAGCCCTGGCGAAAGCAGCGTCGACGGTTCTCCCTGTCGCTACTGCCGCTCTTTTGTCACCGACGATATCCTCGACCCATCCTTCTTTCACATATCGGATGGAAACCAAGAATCCGTCGCGAGTGGTCTGCACCGCCGCTGCCAATTCCGGGTTGTTTTCGTTCTCGTTCCAATCGATCAATTTGTCCCAAGACATTTTTTAACCTTTCGGCGGAATGGTGTCGTAACTCGGACCACGGGGGCGAATCATCGGGTTCTGCTCTCGACGAGGGCGAGCGCGACGAACGCGCGGCTTACGAGGAGGGTTCTGCGTGGCGAGATAGATCGCGCCGCCTACCGCACCGACGCCGAGCAAGCTTAGACCAACAAGAGCACCAGTGCTGAGGCCCTCGGACGGTTCAGGACGAACGATGCCGCCATCGCTGCCAGGAATGGACGGAGTGTGTGTGGCACCGCCTCGAGCTCCGCACGCTGGAGGCGCGCTCCCGAGAACGCGTGCAAGCGCGTCCGCCGTCGCCTGCTCGTAAGTGCCGGTGTTGATCGGCACGGGAGAGCTCGGATTCGCTGCGTTCCACGCGCTTTTGAACGCATGGATCGCTGTGTTCATCGCGCTTCCGGCCTGAGAAACCGACGTGCAGTAGTTCGGATCTGCGGCGACGGCAGCAGCGACAGCTTGCGCGACGGCTTTGATAGTGTCCTGCGGGATCGTGGGCGCCACGGGGGTTGTTGGAGTAGCTGGAGCCGCGGGAGCGCCTCCCCCGTACACTGCCTGGAGCGCCATCTTCGCAGCGTCGAGTGCGGTCGTCAGGTTCTGCTGAATGTCCGCGCGCGCCTTCGCGATCGTGGTCTGGTCGCCGCTCGTGAG